CGCGGCAATACGGAAGTTTATGAACAGTTATGTGCTCATAAGAAACGCCCGCACCATCAGTCATATTCACCAGAGGCAGAACATCGACCGTTCCGATCGGAGAAACGTCGCTGGTATTCGTCACAGCGACAACTTTGACAAGCGTCGATGTCCGCACAAGCGCGAGAGCCTGCTGAACAAGAAAACTTATCTTGTTGTATTCAGACGTTTGTGCCGTTACGTCTGCTTGACCTGTGCCTGAAAAGCTCATTAGCCTAACGCATTCTGACCGGGACCACCAAAAGAACTACCGGGAGGATAGGCTTGGATGGTTGAGAACCACTGGCCATTAGGTTGGCGCGATTCGAGGTCGTGGGCAAGGTGAAAAACAATCCAATTGCCATTTGCAGCAGTTAGAAGCTCGCTCTCGATCTTGATCGTCGAGCCATAACTGATCTCAGGATTGAAGATCGTTCTGACTTGAATTCCTTTTGACACATAGGCAGGGTAGCCGACCATACCAGTTTTCTTGGAAAGGATGATGATCTTATCCGTTGCAGGCTTCCCTTTCGGGAAAATAATCATCTTCGTCGGCGTGTCGAAATTTATATTGAAGTTTCCTGCCGTCGCCGCCGCATATGCTTGCGTTTTTGACGAGCCATAGAGATAGGTCGGCGGAATCGTTCCCGTAACGCCTTTGTTCTCGAGGGTAAGGCCCATAATCTTCGCAATGCTGCCCATCACCGCATCGATGCTCACCGGCTCAGGATATGAACGCGGCGGGCAAGGCGAGAACGGAGTGAAAGCGCCAGACTGGGCGCTAACACGGAAAGCAACATCAGGCATTGCCGAGGCATCGAAATAGGCATCGCTGATCGCGCCTTGGAACACGACAGACGGCTGAGTTTCCGTGTCGCCGGCAAGGAGCGTAACGAAATTCGGACCAATCGTGCGCGGGCTCAAACCGAGCGTTGAGAGCTTATTCATGACGGAAACCGTCATACCGAAAATGTTAATGTCCGCTTCGCCCTGAGACTGGCCACCGCTCTGAGTGATCGCGGCGGTGATGCGCAGATCTGTCAGCGTGACTGTGTCGCTGCCTGTCGAATCAAAAGTGTTCTGCTTGCCTGTCGCAAGATCTATACCAAGCTTAAATTCAACATCAAGGCGGCGTTGAACAAAAGTCATCAGCCTTGACCTGCAGGCAGATCAGCAGCTTCTAAATAAAGCAGCTGATAGCGGGAGCCGAGACCGAGGAATTCAGGATCATTTTCACCCTGAGTATCGACCCAAGCAAAATCGCCAATAAATCCAAGATAGAGCGAGCGAACGATGCGATTTAAGTTCTGACAAAGAACGCCAACAATGATTGGCGTCGTTTGATTGACGATGCCAACGTCCATGTAAACGCCAGTATCTTCTTGATAGATGCTGAGCTGCGTGAGCTGGCCACCAAGAGGAATTTGAAAGGTCTGGGCCGGAAGAGCTTGCGTTGGGATAAGAAGCATCAGAAGAAACTCGAAATTGCGTTTGCGCCCTTTTTCAGCAACGACGGCTGAACAGGCTCAGTTTTCTGAATGCCGCTGTTTGCAGGCGTTGTGTTCGTCTGGCTTTGCGTCTGTGTGAATTGCGGAGCAGCAACAACAAGAACCTGAATTAGATCGAGGCTAACAGTGATCAAACCCATGCCCGCGCTTGCCGTTCTTTTATAGTCCTGATGAATGACGTTGCAGCTTTTGAAGATCGCATCCGGCGCAACTACATCGTACAAATTCATATTTGGATTGTCCGGTGTACCAAGAAGATTATTGATCGAGTTAAGAAATTGCTGACGCTTGCCCTGAGAGCCGCCGACAGACAACACAAGTTTCACATCGAAAGGCGTGTAAACTTTGTCATAGGTCGCGAACGCGCCGCCTTCGATCGGATAATTCGAAAGTGTATATTCCTGTTTGTAATCAAGCGAAACGATATTGTCAGGTTGCACGACCTGAACGCCATCAAGGTAAATTCCCCACATCGGAGGATTTACCACAGCCGGGAGATTTACCGTGTCCTGCGAGATAAAACGAGGCAGCTCCGGATACAAATTTGCCGGATTGCGAAGAACTTTCGGAACGCCGGGGACATTTGGAACATCAGGATAGTATGTCATCAGACCGCACCATAGTTTGCCTGCGTGGCAAACGTGTTGCGCTGAACTGCAGTGCCAATGCCCTTGGCAATTTCCTTTGAGTCGCCACCCGGAACCGTGACATTGATCGAGCCGATATGCGTCTCTGCACTGTGGTTCATCGTGCGGCTGTTACTCGAATTCGAGGCGATCATCGCACCGCGCGCACCGGACAGCGGCATCTTATCGCTGTCCGGCGGACCGGACAGCGGCATCTTATTGCTGTCCGTCGGACCAACGCGATTGAGCCAGCCCTTGAGATATTTGCCATACTTTTCCGGGTTTGATTCAGCCAGAGAAATATAGTGCTGACGACGAAGCGAATTGAACTTATTTACATCGCCACCCGACTCAGCAGTGAATTGCTTCGCCTTTCCAACACCCTGATTGACAGCGGTGTCCATGGCAACTTTCTGCAACTGAGGCGGAAGCTTGTCGCCGCCAATCTTGTCCCAGTACTTTTTTTTGTAAATCGCTCGCGCCTGATCAGGCGTGAGGTTTGCAATATCGACGCCGGGGAAAGCCTTCTGCGAAATTCCATACTTCGTCAAACCACCAGTGTCGGAGGTGACTTTTCCTGTCAGGCCACGATCTTCGTTCTGCATCACAGCATCGATCGCTTGATCGGCTGCGGAAACAGGAGCGTTTTGGGTCGTCTTCTGAGCGGGAGCCTTTGAGGAAGGAGATTTTTTCGCTTCGACTTTGACCTCAGTTGCTTTTGGCTCTTTCTGTCCGGTCAAAGAATACCAGATATGCTTGACTTTGTCCCAGCCTTTTGTGAAGTTTTCGACAACTTTGTTCCAGCCATCTTCAATTGAACTGTACAAGCCACCGAAAAGAGACTCACCGCCCTGCGTCCATGTCTTCCAGTCATCATACAGAAGATAACCAGCAGCGATAACCGCAGCAATAGCAGCGACCGTCAGGCCAATCGGACCTGTCGCAATCGTCCATGCCGCAGCCATAGAAGGAGCAATTCCAATGAAGCCTTCACACAGCTCCATGAACGCGCCAAGGCCAGCAGAAATTTTAGCGATTGCAGCACCAGCAACCGCAGCAGTTACAACAAGCGTCAGCGCGACAGCGAGAGCAGATAGCGTTGCAATCAGAGCATCCGCGATAAAACGATGGTCATTTAGAAATTCAAAAAATTTCTTCAGGCCATCCATAACCAATTTTATCGCAGGAGACACAACAGTCAGAAAATTCATGCCAACTTTCTGAGAGGACATTCCAAGTTCGGCCCAAGCCTTCTGAAGACCATATGCGGCTGCAATGTCTGCTTCGCTTGGCTTCATCTTTTCGCCAAATGCGAGCGACTCATTGAAATCTTTGTCGCTCTGCATAAGCGTATTGTACATTCCGACCGACAAGCCAAGCATGTCTGCGAATTCTTTGGCACGTGCCGGGTCGTGCATGTTCAAGAAACTCTTGTGGAGATCCTTGAGCACGTCATTTACATTGCGCATCTTGCCCGGTTGGCTTTCCATCGCAATACCGAGCGAGCGAAACACAGGCACGATAGAAGATTTTCCAGTCAGAGCGAATTTCTGATATTCGCTCGTCAGGTGCTGGATGCTGCCAATCATTTCGCTGTTCGAAGCACCAACTGTTGCGCCAGCACCCGTCCAGGTGGACAAGGTTTTGACGGTCTGGTCGGTGCTCATCGCAACGCGGCCAAGCTCAGAATTTGTCTTGACTAAATCCTCGACAAATTCCTTGATCGCTTTCCCACCAGTGAAGACCGCGAACAGGCTCAGGAGCGTATCGCGGAATTCTTGAACAGCTTCAACGGATTTTTTCGCGCCCTCATCGATGGCTTTGCCAGTATCCGTCATCGAATTCTTGAGCTTAAGTAGGCCTTCAGCAGCCTCCTTCTGATTCTTCGAAAAATTCGAAGGGTCGAGCTCAAGCGTAAGGATAAGTGAGTCAATTATGTTGGCCACAACTTATCCTTTCCTTGCTCTTTCATCCATAATGCGTCGATTGTGTGCATCGATCGTCAAGATCTCAAGTAGGTCGTACGCGTCTTCTAACGAGTAAACTGTTTGGAGCTCGTGGAGGGTCGCTTTACCACTGGAGACGATTGCCCCGACGACGCTTGAGACGTTGACGTATTCTGAGAGCCCTCTTGTCCCTCCTGCTCCGAAGTTGACTTCGAGCGGGCGGCGGCGGAGAAAAAACCCGTGTGCAATTCGATGACCTCCTTGCGAAGTTTCATCCGAGTGATCACTTCCTCTGTGTCGCTATCGACAAGAGGACGGGTCAGTGCATGATTCATAGGATCCGGAAGAAAAGTGATGCACTCAAACATCTCGTCCAGCAAAGGCTCCGCATCCTCGAAAGGGATCATCGCCATAGCCTCAGTGCTAAGAAAAGAAATGCCAAGCATGCCTTGGCTGGAAGCGGGAATGTTGACGCCAGCACGCGCCAGCGCCAACCCAAAACGATAAGCCCACTTCTCAGCCTTAGCAGCTGGCATTTCTGTAATTAGAAAAGATTTACCTTTATCACGATTATCATCGGTGATCCGGACCACCAAAGTTTTAAGCGACATTGTGCCTCCTTAGTTCGCTGCCTCAGAACGGAGCAGCACTCATGAAATTCCAAGTGATTTCAAACGTACGCGGAGCGAGGGTCTTCTTCGCATCCGGGATCGGCATATAGCCGGAAATAACGCCCTTCGTCATCGACCACTTGCGCTGAATGGAAGGCAGCGCAACGACCGCATTGGCGAAGAAAACATCCTGTTTAGCCTGCTGCGCAGCATACCACTGATCAAAGATGATGCCCGAAGCAGAATCAGCCTGAAGATGGATGGTCTGCATGATCGGAACATAAACGAAACCAGCCGACATATTGCCGTCAACGCCCATCAGGATCTCGGAAGATTTCAGAGAAGGCGTATCGAACACATCATCAGCCGCAAAACCCTGCAGCTGCTGAGGGGAATTGTAAAGACCAGTGATCGACAGCTGGTAGATGGAATTTGCACTCGTGATTGTAAGAGCCATTGAGGAGATCCTTTAATTTGATTTTGGCGTTACTGAACCAGGACGGACGCCAGATTGAACGACTGGATGCTTTCGCCATCCATATACCAGAACGTCATCGGCGGGCTGGTGCGACCCTGACGGGTCTGGGCACTTGCGGGAAGGATCTGCAAATACCAACCGCGCGTCGAAAGCACCGGAGCAATATCTGCACCAGCCGAATTGTTGACCTCGGCGATTTGGGCGGCCGACAGCGGGACGCCAGCACGGAAGGCTCCGAAGTTAAGGCCTGCATTGATCGGGTCTGCCAGAGCCGCCTCCACAAGCGCATAGCCCGCCTGATTGTAGGGGATGCTTCCCGAAGCCTGCAGCAGCTCCATCAGCGCCAGCTGGAACTGATTGTTCAGCCAGATCTGGTTCACATAGCTGTCCACCCACTGGAACGAGCCAGTGATGGTGCCACGCTGCATATTGATGAAGCCCTGATTGGCCGTGGCGATCGAGCAATAACCATTATAGCCGTTGCCGAAGGTGGTCGTCTGCGGACTTCCCATCAGGTTTGTGAGCGCAAGCGAGGTTGTCACGGTCGGGACAAGACCCGGCTGCGAACGATAAGCCAGCGTAGTGCGGCCATTGGTGCGAGTGAAATCGAGCGAAGCAATATAGCCGCAGACGAACGCGGCGTAATTGTTGTTGCTCGGTTCCCACACAAGGCAGGTGCCAGAGTTGCCATTGTTCTCGAGGATGTAGCCCAGCGAGCTGGTCGCCGGAAGCGTGGCAGCAGGAGAAGCGTCCGGATCCGCGCAAACATAGACATAGCGATTGTTCTGCGAATTGACCCACGCAGCGAAAGCCTGCTTCTGCGTATTGCCGGTGCCGCCATCCGGATCAAAGGTGGTCGTGAAGCTTGCCCAATTCTGCGTGATGGTGACAATGTTGTTCATGAACGCAGCAGGCGAAGATGCCGCAGCACCCTGACTGATGACCGCGCCAGTCGCAGAGGTCAGCTCAAGAGCCGTCGCAACCGTTCCAGTGTCCGCATAGCTCATCAGCGAAGCAACACCAGTGATGCCGCTGGTGATCAGGAAACCGCCAGAGATCGAATCAAATGAAACAGTCAGGTTCGTCGCACTGGCAACCATGCTTTCGCTCGCAATGCGAACGAAATTGGCAGAGGTCAAGCTTGTCACATAAGTGCCCGTGTTGCCCGTGCCAGTGCCAAGCGCAACAATGACCGTGCCAGCCGGAACGGAAGTGCC